TAGGTATCACGAAGATAATGATTTAATAGAAGTTGATGGTTTTTTAATGCCAAAAAGACTAATTAACGTAGAAAGCAATAGAACTTGCCCTGTTTGTTCAACATATTCTTTTGACAAAGGAGACGACTTTTATATGAATAAATATGATTGTTGTCAAGAATGCTACATCGAACATGTTGAAGGAAGAGAAGAAAGATGGCTATCAGGCTGGCGACCAGGAGATAAATAAATGGCTACAACATTAGAAATCGTTAGAGGAATTGCACAAGCAGCTGCAAATGGATATGACGGGGCTCATGATGCTCGGTTTGTTGATGGCGAAGATATGGTCAAGAAGATTGGCCTTCGCCGTGAAGAAGGTTGTCCCCTGATGGATTCAAGAGTCATGGATGGCTTTAATGTCAAAATGCTTGGTAACAAACTTACATTGATTTATCACACTGAGTTCAACTCAAAGGAAGCTCATGCGTCTTCTTTAGTATCTGATATCGAACAAACTATTGCTGACATTGTGAAGTTTTTGAAATCTGAATACAGAAAAGTTGCCGAAGGCACATTGCAACTTACAAACGCCACAGAAGTCGAAATTGATATGCAGTACATTTCAAGACAAAGAGTCTCTGTTATCGCAAGTCAGTCTTTCGATATTGGCGGTATTGATGCTGAGGAAGTCAATACTCCATCCCCTGAAGACAGATTGGAACAATCTATTAAAGACTTCCTTTCAATGGGCGCAGACCAAGCACAAAAGCCTTCAAATTATACAGCTAAAAATGAGAGCTAATGCTAACGAAGCAGCAAGCTTTAAAAGAGATTCTACAGTCAGGAAAAGACCAAGAATACTTTGTTAACAATTATTGTCGAATTCCTCATTCGGTTAATGGGTTAGTTCGCTTTGATACATATGAGTTCCAAGATAATCTCCTAAAGGATCTCGAAAGGCATCGCTTCAATGTCGTATTGAAAGCCAGGCAGATGGGAATATCAACAATTGTTGCCGCCCATATTGCTTGGCTTATGATGTTTCATAAACACAAGAATGTTTTAATATTATGTACAAAGCTCCAAACAGCAACTAACCTAGTCAAAAAAGTAAAAGAGATGGTTAAGAATCTACCTGACTGGATGCAGATTGCAAAGATCGTCGTGGATAATCGAACTTCTTTTGAGCTATCCAACGGATCTCAGATTAAAGCATCCTCTACCTCCGGAGATGCAGGTCGCTCTGAAGCCCTCTCTTTGCTTGTTCTAGACGAGGCAGCCTTCATACCCGATATGGGAGACCTCTGGACAGGCATCTACCCTACAATCTCGACTGGTGGGCGTTGTATCGCAATTTCAACCCCTAATGGCGTGGGCAATTGGTTCCATACGACATACGTCGACGCAGAGTCCGGAGCAAACATGTTTTATCCGACAAGACTTCACTGGAGTCTCCACCCGGATAGAGATAATAAATGGTTTGAGACCGAAACAAAAAATATGTCTCCTAGACAGATTGCTCAAGAATATGAGTGCAACTTTAACGCTTCTGGGGAAACAGTAATAGGTCCAGACGATATTGATAGAATTGAAAAAATGATTTGTGATCCAAAGCACAAAACTGGGTATGACAGAAATTATTGGATCTGGAAAGAATGTGAAGATGGAAAGAAATATTTATTGGTTGCAGATGTTGCACGAGGCGACGGAGCGGATTACTCTGTATTTCATATAGTGGATGTTGATGAGATGGAAGTGGTTGCCGAATATAAAGGAAAGCCCAGCATAGATGACTTTGCGAATATCTTATATTCAGCAGGAAGAGAGTATGGCAACTGTCTTTTAGTTGTTGAGAATAATAACATTGGTTATTCCGTCTTAGAGAAGCTAATAGACTTGGAGTATCCAAACATTTACTTTAGTGTAAAGGGAACTAATGAGCACATCGAACAAGTGGCTGCCATTGGGAATCCTTCTGCTATTGCTGGATTTACTACCTCTATGAAAACACGTCCTTTGATTATAGCAAAATTGGAAGAATTCATCAGAAATAAACTAATTACTATAAAATCTGTAAGATTATTGAACGAAATAAAGACTTTTGTATGGTATCTTGGAAAGCCACAAGCAATGAAAGGGTACAACGATGACTTAGTAATGTCATTAGCGATTGCTTGTTGGGTAAGAGATACAGCAATCATTGCCTCTAAAAGAGGAGAGGAGTTACAAAAAGCAATGCTCAATTCGATGGTTTATACAAATACAGTTTTGAACACTAACATCAGAGGACAGGTAGGATATAAAAAAGGACAGTCTTCTTTTGAGCCTCCGAAAGACAATGATTTAGAAACTCATAAAAAGAATTTAGAACAATTTAGTTGGATCTTTAAAGGATAAAATATGGCCGATAATAAGAAAAACCCAAGAAACCCTCAATCTGGTTTGTACAGAAGATTGACAAGGCTATTGTCTTCTCCGATTGTCAATCGAAGAACTCAGCTTCAACGGCGATATCGTCGTGCAGATATGGATAAGTATGAATTCAAATCTGCAATGGGTTTGGATTTTAAAAAGACATCATATAATCCATATGATAATATGACGGCTAACATTATGGCCAACCAAAGTCGATATGAGAGATATATCGATTTTGATCAAATGGAATACACCCCAGAGATTGCTTCTGCTCTTGACATCTATGCAGACGAAATGACAACAGCCACCATGCTCTCTCCTATGCTTAAAGTAAAATGTGCTAACGATGAAATAAAATTGGTTCTTGAAAACCTTTATTACAATATTCTTAATATTGAATCTAATCTTTTTGGCTGGTCCCGCTCTTTGTGCAAGTTTGGAGACTTTCTTTTATATTTGGATATTGATGAAACAATGGGAGTTAAAAATGTAATTTCACTCCCTGCTGATGAGATTGAAAGAATTGAGGGAGAAGATAAGACAAATCCAAATTACATTCAATACCAATGGAACTCTGGTGGACTTACATTTGAAAACTGGCAAATCGCACACTTTAGAGTTTTGGGTAACGATAAATATGCCCCTTACGGAACATCGATTCTTGAACCAGCAAGAAGAATATGGAGACAACTGACACTTCTTGAAGATGCGATGATGGCATACCGAATTGTTCGGTCCCCAGAGAGAAGAGTCTTCTACATCGATGTTGGCAATATTGCTCCTCAAGATGTTGAGCAGTTTATGCAAAGAGTCACGACACAAATGAAAAGAAATCAACTTATTGATTCCTCAACTGGACGAGTTGATCTTAGATACAACCCTTTGTCGATTGACGAGGATTACTTTATTCCTGTACGTGGCGGCAACTCTTCAAGAGTCGAGTCTCTTCCTGGTGGAAGTTACACTGGCGATATTGATGATGTAAAATATCTTCGTGATAAATTGTTCTCCGCATTGAAAGTGCCAATGTCATATCTTTCTAGAGGAGACGGACAGACAGAAGATAAAGCAACTTTAGCTCAGAAAGATATTCGTTTTGCAAGAACGATTCAAAGACTTCAGAGATCTATTATTTCTGAACTTGAAAAGATTGGTTTGATCCATCTTTATACACTCGGATATCGTGGCGATGATTTGATTGGCTACAAACTTGTTTTAAACAATCCATCCAAGATTTCTGAACTGCAAGAGTTGGAACATTGGAAGCAAAAGTTTGACATTGCAGGCGCTGCAACAGAAGGCTTCTTCTCCAAGCGCTGGATATCAGAGAACATCTTAGGAATGTCAGATGAAGAGTTCTTAAGAAACCAAAGAGAGATGTTCTATGATAAGAAGTTCTCTTCTATGTTAGAAAAAGCCGCAGAAGAAATCCCCGCATCAGCTCCCGACACAGGACCGTCTGGCGGAGATATCGGTGGAGCGCTCGATCTCGGAGGAGACGACGCCCCACCAGAACCAGGAGCACCAGAAGAGCCAGAAGCCCCAGAAGCAGACACAGAGACTCCAGCGGCTGATGCCGAGGAAACAGGGGATACCGCTCTCTTGGCTTCCCCTGGAAACCGCAGCGAACAGAGAGATAAAAATGGTA